ATGATGCGTGGGGTATCTTGTCTGATATAGAAGATGATATAGATGACTGGAGTTGGCTTACAAAGTCTACACTTTGGGAATAAAAAATATAAATAATATTGGAAGACTATACTTTAGGAGGTAATAATGATTGATGACAAAGCACAAGACGCTATAATGGAAGCATACGAAAAAACTATCTTGAATGAAAGACTAGGAGAAAAAGGTAGAACAAAGCCTGAAAATTGGGATAAACGTGGAGTATCAAAGCTTAAAATGGCTGTAGATAATATTGAATTAGCAATTAAAAAACTTGCTGATGCCAGAAAGTTTGAAATCTATACTCCAGAAGGGATAAAGGCTTCTAAAGAAGAAATTCAGGATCTTATTACTCTTAAAAAAGAACTTACTGCTAGAATACAAAATCTATCATAGGAAAATAAAATGGAAATAATCGAAAAATTAAAATTATTTGAAGGAGTAAATTATCCAAAAGGTAATACTGTTACCGTTAACTGGCGAATATGCAATCCTAAAGATGATAGCGGAGAATCATGTGAAGAAGTAAACATAGATATTGATTGGTGGCATGAACCAGAAGATCCAGATGTAGGTTATAGTGAAAGATTTGAAGTAGAAGAAGTTAAATTCGGTGAAAATGTTAATTATATGGGAAAGAGATATAGATATGGTCAAGCATTTCCTAAACAATTAAGAAAACATGTCATGGAATTTACTGATCCTATGCCTTCTTCCGTAAAATCTAAATTTAAAAATAATTGGGATGACTTTTTAGATTACCAGTTAGCTAAAGCATTAAACAGGAGATACTAATGGATATTATAGAAAAGCTAGAAGTATTTGAAAAGGCCGAAGTAAAATCACTTCTTAAACATAAAATGAAGAAGAAAAAGAAAGAACATGGATACCTTTCAACATCTATGTTTACTAAGAAAGAAAAAGACCAAATGAAGAAGGGGAAATAATGGCACTAGACATTAGACAATCAAAATCTGATTTAGCAGAAAGAATTAAAAGAAGGCTAGGTCATCCTGTAGTAAAGGTAGAGTTAGATCCTCAACAAATTTTTGATGCTATTGATTATGCAAGAGACAAATGGGTTAAATGGGCTGTAGGACAAGCTACCGCTGAAACATACATGACTCTCCTGCTTCGGGCTGATCAGAATTTTTACGATCTTCCAGTTGGAGTAGTAGAAGTAATTGACTATGATGATAGAGGTGCTGGATGGGGAGGAATAAATACTCTCTTCACTATAGACAATTTCTTTTTCAACAACGGTCTTTATAATTGGATATGGGCCACAGGAAATAGTTATGACTATAGCTTTGTCAGTTATCACTTATCACTTGACTATCTAAAAACTATAGATAGATATACACCTACAGCATACAATTATAAATACCATCCATTTACAAATCAGGTAGAAGTACATCCTGCTCCACCGTCTGGAAATTACATACAAGTAATCAATGATCAAGGACAAGAGATTACCGTAGATTCTCCTGGATACGTACTGTTAAGAACTTTCATGATCGAAGGTAGTCATTATTCAGGTATGCAATCTAACAATCAACAAGCAGATCCTTGGAAGAGAAGAGAAACAGATCTTCATAGTGGGAATCTAAATGAAAACTTCTTTACTAGTGATTGGTTATTTGACTATGCACTTGCAGAGTGTAAAATAATTCTAGGGAGGATTAGAAGTAAGTTCGCTGGATTTACTTCTATCGGTAATACTGGAATTGATTTAGACGGAGCGGATTTGATAGGAGAAGGTACTGCCGAAAAAGAAAAACTTGAAGAGACATTAAGATTAGAAGAAGTATATGAAGGATATCCTATTTTTTGGGGTTAAGGAGGAAGTATGGGTAATTTATTAGATAAATATTTAGGTGAAGGTGGGCCATATAGAGGTATGAGTATTGAAGGTTTAGCAAAACATATCAAGAAAAAATACGGTAAGAGTGTTAAATCCAGCGTAGTTACTAGTGCAATGGCAGAAGAGGGGCTTCATGGTGACGATGATTGGCCTGATATGGAAGACGCATTAGGAGCAATTGGAGTCAAAGTAAAAAAGTAAGGAGGAATTAAATGATCAGAAGAACATTCGGTGAATTCATAAGAGAAGGATCAGAAAAAGACGAAAAGATCTATAATGCAATTATGGATTTTTTTGCAGATAATCCAAATCCACCAGATGAAGATATACACGACCTTGCAGAGAAACTAGGTATTGATACTCATAAATTTGAAGCTTACATTTACTCTATCTTAGGTTCTATCTTAGGAACTGGAGAAGCAAAGAAAAAGAAGTTTACAGAGAAAGACGCTGATAAGAAGGAATTGGAAATGGGAGTTAAAGTAGAAATGGAACATACTAAAAACAAAGCTGTGGCTAAACGTATAGCCTTAGACCATTTAGCGGAGTTACCAGATTACTATACTAGATTAACTAAAATGGAAGGTGAACATTAAGGAGGGAATATGTCAGAACATAGTAAAATTTTAGAGAAGTATGAAAAAATGTTTGAAGATGGTAGTGCTTATAAACCTATTCGCTTGTCTCAACCTCAACCAAGCATGGCAGAAATGGAAGGAGCAGGAGTAGTAGAAGAAAAACCTAACATTCCTTTAGGTGATCAAGTAAACAGGGATAACTTTCAAAACGATGGACAGCCTGATTATTCAGAATCCGATGCCTACATGGAAGGTAAAATTAATGAAATGAGAACTAGAAATACGCAGGATAACAATCCGAATGTTAATGTGCAACCTGATGTTATTAAAAGGCTCATAAAAAGAATAGACTTATTGGAGCAAGCTCTTACACTAGTCATGGAAACTCAATCTAAATTAATAAAGGGATAAATGAAGTCACATAAACTAATAAAGCCTAAATGGGATCTTCATCAGTTACAAGATAACGTAGAACATGATTTATTCGAATCCGTAATAGTAGAATTTACAGATATATCAGGAATACAATGTCTATATTATATAAGAGATGAAGGAACACCAAAAGATTATTTCTATGGTGAATCAGACCGTACAAGATATCTAAATTCACATTTAACTAGATTAATATATGAGCCTACAGAGGAGCCTACATTAACTACTGGATTTGGTATCTATTCGGAAGAGATGATTTCATTTGCTTCTATTCCTAAATTAACTATGACTAGAGATGTTAGTGCTGGATATCATCCGAAGCCTGGAGATGCTATAATTACTCTATGGAATAATAGAGCTTATGAAATAGCAGACGTAGCAGAAGAAGAGAAGATATTCCAACTGAAAAAAATGATTTGGGGTTTCGTACTTAAACCTTACAGATTTAGCGAAGAATCAGATTCAGCTAGAGAAATTTCAAGGTTCAATAGAGATCCAAGTCCAGAGATCAGAGATACTTTGACTACTCCGTTAACTGCATACGGAGATAACGAAGAAATTACAGAAGAAAGTGATGAGATTTTTGACTATTCAAAAGATTTAGATATAGATTCAAAAATATACGGATACTAATATGAGATTTAAATTATACCTAGTAGAAAAAACTTTTAATATTAAAAAGGATGTTGATTTAATTTATAATAAACTGATGAAAGGTTTTGTAGCTGAAATAGAAAGAGGGGAATTACCTCCAACCGAAATTATTCAAGGATCAATGAAAGGAATTGGATATTCTAGAGATTCAATGTCTAGTGATCTATTAAGAAGTAAATCAGCTAGAGCGGCTCATGCTATAAAACCTGTATCAATAGAAGTAGGGGTTTTTCCATCTCCAGCATATCAACCAACTAAAAATAAAATACATTTAACTTTTTCTCCACATGTTTTAGATATACTAAGGCAAGGGATAAGTTTACCAGTAAATCAACAAAGAAGATTTAAAGCTGAAACTTCACCGAATAGAATAAAAGCAACAATAGCTCATGAACTTTCACATTGGATGAATGATGTACTACATAATAGTCATATAGAAAAGATAGTAGATCTAGCGGGTGAATATAATGATCCAAGTATTCTTAAATTGGGCAAAGAAGATGTTAACATGACTCATTTTGAAATAGATGCTCAGATACACGGTATTAAGACATTGAAGCAACAACATACTACAGCGCAATGGAATAAATTGACTCTGGCTGATATGATGGATCTATATCCACCGATATACGGAACATGGGAAGCTACAAAGCAGTATGGAAAAGAAGTAAACAATATATGGAAGAAAATGCTATTGAAAAGAATGGCTAGAGAAAAAATATTAGGAAAGAATATGAGGACTTTTCCAAAATAGGAGATTAATATGAGATTTAAAAATTATTTAACCGAAGGTGGAAATTACAATCTGAATGTCGCTAAAGTACCGCTAGATAAAGCAAGGGCTTATGCTGAAAAAATATTTGGAAGTAAAGAAGCACTAGATAAAGCAATTCCTAACTTTGATAAGAATTATCAAGGATTACAGAATTTATATAAAAAGGAAGCACTAGACATTCAAAGAATTAAAATGCCTGTCATTGAACCAGACGATATGAAGAAATTTGATGAGAGATTAAAAAGTGGATCAATTGATATCTTCAAACCATTTGCTAAAGGAAGAAAGGATTTTGATAAAATTGCTCAGAAAGAAGGAGAGAAATGGGTAAAGCTAGGTCAAAAAGATGGTGATCCTAATGACGATAAAGTTCCTGCAAAGTGGACTACGTTAGCTGGACAAAAATTAAAACCACTACAAGGTCAACTATGGCTAGAGAAGTTAGTCGGTAATATTAAAAAATTCGGAGCGCCAAAGGTCGGATCTCCTGTATTAAAGACCACTATTATTGTATCTAAAGAAGGATATATTTTAGATGGACATCATAGACATGGACAAGTAATGTTGACAGATCCAAGTTTGAAAATGCAAGCTTTACATATTCCACTAGATGTTAAGACTCTCCTTAAAATGGGAAAGAGATACGGAGAAGCAATAGGGAATAAAGCCAAAGCATAAGAAGAGGTAATTATGAGATTTTTAAAATATCTTACAGAAGGAGCAGGACGATTTGGTTATACTTCTAATATGGATGCTGATAATCATCGTACTCTTGAAAGCCTAGTCAAGTCTAATAACGGCATATTCAAAAGTATGAAGCAAAGATGGTTTCTACTTGAGAAGCAATTTAAACATAGACAAATAGGTGGTAAAAATAGCGATTTAGGTAGCGACTTTAGTTCAAAGCAAATGAGAGGGTTTAGTGGACTCAAGAAAGGTGATTATCTAGTTGAGATAGATGCTTATATGGTTTTCGGAAAAAAAGGCGCTGGTCAAGGAACAAGGCGTTTAGAATGGGGTTATGTAGTGGATGACGTAGGAGTAAGAGAAAAATATAAATACGGATTTAGCTATTCAGATGGTGGACATGCATCTCAATTAGAGAATAGTAAAACTAAACAGCAATGGAAAAGAGATGAAAATGATGCAGTAAAAGAATTTCGTGAACTAGTTGCTCAAGAAGATATGGCTAGAGACAAAAAAATAAAAGCCAGTACAGCCGAATTGATGAAGAGTGAATATGTAGGTGTTATTGGTGAAAGAGTAAAAGGACATGATATAGAAGTACTCCGTAAGCATGAATTTGAAACGCAATTCGGCTGGAGTGCCATAACTGTAATGAAAGATAATGATGGAAATATGATTCAACATTTCGGAAGAAACAAACTCAAAAAAGGTGATAAGAAAAAAGTTGACTTCACAGTAAAAGGACATGATCCAGCGGAAGTAAACAGATGGAATAAAGTACCATACAAACTTACTTCGGTGAATAGAGTAAAATAGGAGAAAGATTTCAAAATTATATAAATGAGCTATTCAATCAAGCCGTTGAGCTTCAAGTACAAGAAAAAGTAGATATACTGTTTTCAGGAAAACCGACACCATGAGATTAAAGAAATACTTAGTAGAAAAATCATTTATGCAATCAGATATACCTAGAGTTTTTAGAGTAGCTATGGAATGGGGATATGATGAAAAAGCTTTTAAAACTTTAAAACAACTAGAGAATATGCAGTTAAAAGGGTTGACTGGTATTAGTGACGCTGGAGATTTAACATTTCAATGGATAGGAGCAGGAAGAGATATACTTCTAGTAATGAAAGGACAAGAAGTAGTCGATAATAATAAAATATCCAGATTCCTATATGACAATCCTCATTATATGTTAAGTAATAACATGAAATGGTTGAGAAGAATGTACCAGAGAAGAGAAGGGGATGATACTCCTGGAATTCTTTTTAATTTGAATAAAGAAGTATTTATAATTCTTGCAAGAAGAGGACATATAACTAAATATGATATAGAATACTCCGCACCATATCAAACAATGGCAAGTAAACATCTTGTAGGGAACGCTAAAATAAACGGAGTTAAAGATTATATAAAAGTTTTTAGAAAGACATATAGAACCATAGCGGCTAAAGAAAGAAAAGAGGATCATTGGAATCATAGAGAATTCATGAGGAAATCCGAAGAAGAAACTAATACCAGAGGTGGATTTGAAGAGAAGTTCGATAAGATATCAGATGCAGAATTCGCTAGTGTAGTACAAGAAGCCTTTGATGAAATAAAAAGGATTTACGGTAGTGAAGGAGAATGGGTAGTCAAAACAAAAGTTCTAAATGTTCCTAAAAAATCATATTTATATGTAATGGAAAAATACCCAAAGGAAGAAGTAAAATCATATAAAGAAAATCCTGAAAAGCTTATGGATTCTTGGACAAAAGAAGGGATAATAAGGTGGATAAAACTTACAGATGGAATTGATAAAAAATTAAAAGGTAAATATATAGTTAAGTATATTAGTGCAAAAGAATTTAGAAGAGTACAAACAATACATTTTAGTAGGACAGATAAAAAATGAAAGATTATTTCTTTTTTCATGTTTTTAGAAAAACATTGATACAATTTTTAGATGCTTTCGATGATATTAAGATTGCTAGATATACTCCAGATGGATCAGCAATTGAAAAATATGTTGAAGTACCAATAAAGCTATCCGCAAAAGAAAAGGTTTACTATTGGTTGAATACAAGAAAAGACGATATAATGCTACCTATGATTACTGCATGGATATCTTCAATTGATTTTGCCGCTGACAGAGCGGTAAATAACTTCTTCGAAATATGTAAAGGAGCCAATACAGAGACAGAAGAGTTCCAGAAATTTTTACATCCTATTCCATATAACCTTACAGTTACTATGAATATATGGGCGTTGCATATGGTAGATATTGATCAAATTATGGAACAAATACTTCCATTTTTTGCTCCACATATTTTTGTTAGAGTTGGATTAGAAGAACTAGGTATTGATTTTGATGTCAAAGTAATTTTTAGAAGTGCCACTCCAGAAATAAGTCATGAAATGGGAGATGACGAATACAGAGTAATTAACTACACTATGGATTTCGAATTACAGACATGGTTCTTTAAACCAGTAGAGACAAGTAAATTGGTAGGTAAGATCTTCAATAGTATTTGGACTAATCCAGAAGCATTTTGTGAATACGTTGGGGATACCGATTCTACCTTTTCCTCTGGAGCTTCGGGAGGAACACATATAGATCTAAGAGGAAAAATTGAGGATGGAGATTTAATTATTAAATACAATCTCTTTGAACCATGACAGAGCGCAGAACCGCTCTAGTTAGAGCGGAAGGAAAATAAATGACTATTACATGTGGACAATCAGGTTTAACTAATCTAGACAAAGCTACACCTACGAATTTTCAGTTGATATTTCCGAAACTTCCTACAGAAGAAACTATATCTGCTAATAATCCGTTTGTTATGAATATCTTTTCTGCTGTTATACCTAGTTTATCAATGGCAGAAGAAGAGTTACGTTGGCAGAGTAACAAAACAAAACATGCTCTTGTACCTTTGGAATATGATTCATGGCTAGTTAGTTATGTAGTGGATTCTCAATTAGCAAATTGGAAACTTCTTTATGATTGGATGTCATTTATAAACAATAATAATGATAAGATAGCAGAACTACATAGTGTATATGGTGTTGATGCAAGTCTGGTTACTACAAATAATTATAGAACACCAGTTCTTGAGCTTAGATTTATAGATATTTGGCCTAGTACTTTGGGAGAAGTTTCCTTTAGTACAAGAGAAGGTGACGTACAATTAGAAAGTACTGTAAATTTTACATATGACTACTTTGAAGTTATCAGACCAATTTCCTCATAAAACCTTATTTTTTCTTCAAAAACATTAAAAAAATATAAATAGTATTAGAAGAAGTACTTACTTTATCTCATAAATAACATGGGATAGTAATATCTTTAATAATTTAGAAAAGCTATCGGGAAATAATCCGATATAACAGGAGGAATTATGACACAATATTTATCACCGTTAGTAGACGTTAATGAAATAGATCTTACGACTACTATCCCTGCCGTAGCAACAAGTATTGGTGTGAATGTGTTGAGGAATACTTGGAAGGGGCCAGAACTAAAAGTTCAACTAGTCAATACTATTGATGAATTGACTCAAATTTTCGGAGCGCCTAGTGATGACTCTTATGAAGATCTTATGGCATCAGTAGGGTTCTTGCAATATGGAAATAATCTATATTGTACAAGAGTAATGCCACCTAGTGCAACATTCGCTGGAGCTTATGGAACTGTATTATCTGGAAGTTCTTTAACTCCATACGTTTCAGGAAGTGCTTACCAGTTATCGGATTTCGTTTCAGAAGATCCAGATGAATTTGGTGAAGAGGATACAGTATTTGATGCTGGCCCGCCCGCAAGACCTGATTTTGGTTCACAACTTTCCTTTATAGCTAATAGTAGAGGAGATTGGGGTAACTATGTAAAGGTAGCAATTGTAGGAAGAGACACTTATAACAATGTTAGAAAAGGAATTGATAATGATATCGCTGGTGGATCACCTACAGGAAGTCCAGGTATTTCCGCTGATTTATACGATGATATTGATAGTCAAGTAGACTTAGCGTTTGACGATGACAAAGAATTTATCGTTATAGTCAAAGCCGCAGAACAATTTGATCTCAATAAAACCGTAATCCCTTATTCTGTAGTAGAGTCATTTTTAGTAAGTACAGATCCTCTAGCTATAGACGATGAAGGGGGTACACAATACTGTATAAATGTAATTAATGCCAGATCACAATATATTAGAATGGCAGTAACAGCCGAGTTTAAAAACACTAGTATGAAAAACAAATGGATGATTGACTATACTAATCTTGGTGGTGGAGTCAATAATCAGGGAGATCTTGTTCAAGATGGAGATATTATAGATGCAATTGATCTTTATTCGGACGCTGAAAGAATAGATGTCAATATCTTTATCGACAGTAATAAGTCTTCTACTGTAAAGAGACATATTCTAAGTGTTTGTGAAAGCAGAAAGGATGCTGTAGGAGTACTAGATGTTCCTAAAGCATTAGTAGTAAATAATAGAGGTAACGAAGCAACCGATTGTAGAGATTGGAGAATTGGAACATTAAGTAATCCTGCTCCGTTTGAGGATTTTAATGAGAATTCTAGTTATGTTGCTCTTTATGCTAACTGGTTAAACGTCTATGATAAATGGAATAGTGTATATAGATGGATTCCTGCTTCTGGACAAGCGGCTGGTATCTACGCTAATACTGACGATGTAGCGGAAGCTTGGTTTGCTCCTGCTGGATTGAATAGAGCTATTCTAAATAACGTAAGAAAACTTTCTTGGAATCCTGTAATTGGTGAAAGAGACATCCTTTATAAGAATGGTCTTAATCCAATCGTAAGTTTTCCAGGTCAAGGTAAAGTAATTTGGGGTCAGAAGAATATGCTAGACAAAACTTCTGCATTTAACCGAGTTAATATTAGAAGACTTTTTATCATACTAGCTAAAGCAATTTCAACTGCTTTGAAGTTCTTCTTATTCGAACCAAATGATACCTTTACCAGACTACAGGTAATCAATTTAATTGATCCTTTCTTACGAGATGTTGTAGCCAGAAGAGGAATATTTGACTACATGATCGTTTGTGACGGTAGAAATAATACTCCAGAAAGAATTGATAGAAACGAGTTATGGTGTGATATCTACATTAAGCCTACAAGGGCCGCTGAATTTATCGTACTTAACTTAGTTGCCACCAAAACTGGAGCAAGCTTTACAGAGTTAATTTCTGCTCAAGCAGTTTAATAGGTACAATGGGGAGGGGCAACCCTCCCTTTAATAGAAATTATTTAGAGGAGAAGAAACATGCCAGATATACGGAATTTTAACATTGAAGGGTTTAAAGCAGGATTCGGAGATGGAGCAAAGAGTTCATTATTTTACTACCAACCATCTTGGCCTACGCAAATGAACGCTCCGTTAACAGAGCAAGAGACTATTTTTCTAGTCAAAACCGCTCAGATGCCTTCAACCGCATTGGAAGAGGTAACAATCAATTGGCAAGGGTTTGATTGGAAGTTCGCTGGAAAACATACCTATACCGATGTTACCATTACTTTTAATGTTGACTTAAAAGCAAAGGTACGTATGTTATTCGAATCATGGAGTAATTTAATTCATGATCCATTGACTAACTTTTATACTACACATAATATTCATATGCGAGATCAAAGACTACAGATGCTTGGATATGAAGGTGAAGTAATACTTGAGTTTATATTACATGATGCTTGGCCTAAAGAAGTCGGTCAGATAGCTGTGGATTACTCTTCTACAGAAGTAGCCACATTCGATGTAACATTTACTTATAGTTATCATGAAGTAAGCTTTAATGAAGCTGGAGGATCAGGTATACCGTATGTTCCAGCACTTTAAAATATAAATACTATGTGAGGAGGGAACAAATATGTCAGATAAACCGAAGTTTTATGATCACATTAACACGTATGAATTTACTTGTAACTTACCAGGAGACGGAAACGAAGTAAAATTTAAGCCTGTCAATACTGGAACGCTGAAAAAACTTTTAACCTATGAGAAAGAAACCAGTCTTTTAATTCAAGAACAAGCACTAGACGATATGATATTGGCTAGTGTTTTAACTGAGGACTTCAATATTAATGAACTTTACTTAGAAGATAGGTTCTTTCTTCTAGTAGAATTAAGGAAGAAGACAAAAGGTGAAGTTCTTGAATTCTCTCTAACATGTCCTAACTGTAATTCACAATCATTACAAAGAATTGATCTTGATAAAATGCCTGTAACACCATTAGATCCAGAAGCCGATAATGTAGTAGATCTTGGTAACGGTATAAAAATTTATTTAAGACGATTAAAAAGAAAACACCAGAAGGAAATACATCCGTCTATGATCGCACAACATCTAACGGATCTACAGAAACAAGCAGAAGTACAAATACTATATCATGCTTGCGCTATAGATAAAGTAGAAAGTGAAGGTGGAGTAGATGATAATTTGAGATTATCAGATAAGAAATTTCTTTTAGAAAATATTCCTACTGGAGAGTATGATAAGATCAGAGATAAACTTGATGAGATGTCTTTTGGAGTAGATTTAGCTTATAATACTTCATGCAGACAATGTGATTACGAACAAAAAACAATGGTTCCGATTGAAAACAATTTTTTTTCCTAATTAATCTGTGGGCAACAAATCTTAAAAGTGTAATTGAAGAACAATATATACTTGCGAGAAAAATAAATATAAGTCCAGATGTGAGTAATTTAATGCCTGATTTTGAAAGACAAATTTATATAAATCTGTTAATCAAAGAACTTCAAGAGGAAGAAAAAGCATTAAAGAAATCGACCAGTAATATAAAGTAAAGGATAATTAATGGCTACAGCGGAACAAAAAACACAAGAAGAAGTAGCGAAAAGTGTAAAGAGAATATCTGAGCTTCTTGCTATGCATGGTGCTAATCCAGCACAAGTCAAAGCAGATAAAAAAGAAGATAAAGAACTTAGAAATAAAGAAAAGGATTTGCTTGCCAAATGGGTAGAAGTTGTTGATAAGCAAAAAGATGATCTTAAAAAACGTACTGTAAAAGTTTCCTCAATGACTAGTTTCATTGGAATGGAAGCAAAAAAATATTTTGCTGAAACCGAAAGAAATCAAGTAACATGGGGAGGATTAGCTAAAGCTTGGGGTACAGGAATAAAAGATTGGTTTAATGCCGCTCAAAAACAAAGAACCATGTTAGGAGCAACATTAAGATTAGGTGCAACTTTATGGAAAGGTGTAAATGATCATGTCATAGGTGCAATAAAAAATATCTTCGGAAAAATAGGTAGTCAAGTAAGAGAAGTAATGGGAGAACTAGCAGAAGTTTTCGATGTCGTTATAGGAGTCTTTAAGAGTGCATTTAATTTCATAAAAGATTCTTTTCTAGGATTCTTCTCTAGAGTACCACCGCAGGATAGAAAGAGAAATCAACTTCTACAAAAAATAGTTGACTTCATGCGAAGAAGAGAAAAAAGAGATTTCGTTGACATGGGTAAAACCGCTGGTGGGGCAAAAGGATTCTGGTTAATTATAGGTATGATAATTGCCGCATTAGTCGGAGGAATGATTAAGAAAATCTTAATGCCGTTTAAAATGCTTTTTAAAGGATTACGGATCGGAGCAGGATTAGCTAGAATTAAAATGTTCTTCCTAGCTTTTTCAAAATTTGGAAATGCATTATTTAAAATACAACACAAAATTCTCTGGTATGGAGAGATGATTAAGGGATTACTTTCTTGGTTTCCAAAGATAGGAAAAGTACTAGGACATCTTTTTACAGCTTTGAGATGGGGTTTTAGATGGTTAGGTTGGCCTATACAAATTATCTTTTCAGTAATTGACTTCATTAAAGGATTTAATGCTACAGAAGGAAATATAGCACAAAAGATTATAGGTGGTCTGAAACAAGTAGTAAAAGGATTCATTGAATTACCAGTTAAATTACTAGGATGGGTAATAGAAAAAGTTTTAGGTTTATTTGGAGTAGAAGTAACAGGTGTAGCAGATAAAATAATGGGATGGATTGATACTATTCTTGAGATTAGTTATGGATGGTTAAAACCTATACTTGGATTTTTTGAAGGATTCTTTAGTACGGAAGGAAATATTTTGGATAAGCTTATCGGAGGAGTTAAAGGATTTTTTGATGGAATAAAATCAATGTTCATGACTATAGCAGGGCTTTTACCAGAATCAATACAAGAAAATATAGTTCAATTCTTTACTGCTTTTGGAGCTTTTTTTGAAATGTTAATTGATAAATTTAAAGGTCTTCTTGAGTGGTTCGGAATAGAATTCGATTCACCTGAAAGTAATAGTAATACTCCTATGGCTCCAGCGTCAAATGACTTTATGCAAGTAACTCAAGCGGAAGCCGCTATGTATGATGAAAAGATGAGAAACGCCAATGCTGGTATTACTGATGCTATTGAAAAACAAACTGAAAAACAAATTGAAGAACAAAAGAAATTATCCAAACAACAAGGTGACGCTATGGCAATAGCTCTTGGTGGTAATGCTGGTGGTGGTACGGCTCCAGGATCTCCTGATACTCAAATACCAGATGAATCCGATGCGCCTGGAATGTTTGGAAATGGGGCTGGATTTTAAGGAGAATTATGCCTAAACAAAAAAATATAAGAAGCAAAGGAATAATTAAAAGGAATCCAAGTTCAACTCATCCTTGGTCTAGAAATCCTGAAAGTCAAGGGTTTGTTTGGATACATGTCAATGCCTTTGAAATTTTAGATCAACAATCTAAAGGTGTTGGAAAAATAACAGTAAATGAAGGTGCGCCTTTAGTTCAATTTGCTTTTCTTGCTCCATTAAATTTAACCGAAACAAACGCTCATAATTGGAATGAGTATGATTCTATGACTAGTAGATTAGCTCAGAAAGTACGAACAGCCGCTAAGATAGGCGCTGAATGGAATGGATTAGTAAGATCATTTGAAGGTAATACAGAAGCACAAACAGAATCAGCAAAAGGATACATTGATAATATTAAAAAAAATGCTGGCAATAAGGGGTTTAGTGTAGCTAATTTAGTTAGAAAAGCTTATAATAGACTTTCTCCTCATAGTATTCCAAAAATAAAAGTAGATACTCCATTGTATTATGAAAATTCAGATAGAAGAACTTTTACATTCGAAGTAATGTTAGTAGCAGAAAGAAATCCAAAATCAGATATAATAGATACCGTAAAAGATTTAATGAGATTTGCCGCTCCTGCTTTAAAAGGAACAGGAGGAATAGATATTCACTTTCCTTATATGTTTGAAGTATACACAAGGCCAAATGAATTTATAAAATTTTCTACTCTGGCTTTAACTGCCGTACAACCTACATATAATTCTCCGTACATAGGTGGATATCCATCTAGCTGTAATTTACAACTTACCTTTAAAGATCTATCTCCTCTATATAGATCAGCTATAGAACAAGGAACAGTTATAAATGTTGTGGGAGGTACTAGAAAAAATCAGAATGGATCAGGAACAGAAGAAGTAGATTATGCTAATGCTAATCCAGATCCTAATTTTAATTTATATGGAAGTGAAGCATCAAGAAAAGCACATGATCAAAAGCTCATTGAATCTGGACTACATTCTGGTATAGATAATCAAGGTTTCGATGCCGATAACAGAAATTTTACAGACGATGCTTAATTTATCTATTGAATACTATATGATATGGAGATATGAATAGTAAAACAGTAAATGCATATTCAGCAGTACTAGTTTGAATAAGCCAGATAACAGCAAGTCCGAATAGTATGTTAAATATTTTTTGCATTAATAAAGTATCATCCCTTTACCCATTGAATCAGTTCTAAAACTACCAACCGAAAAAATTTCCGACAGGTCATAAAATTCTACAGGCTCATCTTCATCTGCAATAAAACAGGTAGCATTGTTAATGACCGCTCTCAAAATATCTTGAACATACCCATCGTTTAAAACCACACCAGTAGTGGTTCTATCGAACATACCTCTGCCGTTGTACGATTCTCTAAGGCTTACGTCAAGCCCCTCATCTTCACAAACTTGAACCAAAGTTTCAGCTAATTTCAATTCCATTTTTCTGTCCTTTCTTTAGAGTTTATTAGCAATCATACGCTAATATATTTTTTTTGTCAAGTGTTATTTTTGGCATGAATCTTGCATATACCTAAAATCATTGGAAAAATAAATCAAAATAGTTCTTGACATTGTATCTAATATAAGATAGAATGGGTATAGAAACTCAAAAAAGGAGAACGGAGCAATGAGACTGACATCAAAACAGATTCAACGGAACATCGAAATTGAAAAGGATCTGAAAGCTAAGAAAATTTGTTGCGCTTGTGGGATGCCTTTCAGCAAAGTCAAGCGTAGCAAGGCTTTACAAGATACTTGTGAAATTTGTGAAAAAGATTTCGACTAAAATAATGCTTGACATTCTATCTTATTTAATATAGACTTAAAGAAAACTCAAAAAAAGGAAAACAAAATGAATTTTGAAATCGGACAAGAAGTTACTTTAAATGGTAGTATCTACAAAATTGCTGGTACTGTTAAAAGGTCTTGGCTTCTGGAGAAAGATGGAAAGCAATACAAGGCAACTTCTAACATGATGAAAAAAATTCAGGAGCAAAATAAAAATGGTATCGGTGTTGGAAAACGAAAACGGCAAAAAAGATCCGCTACCTTTCATATGGAAAAGCGTTTAGCTTATCGAAAAATTTTTGATCGAAATGCGAAGTTGCCAGAGACAGAAGAAGAATTGCTAGATGCTCTGGATGTTCTTTGCAATGAGCTTTCACCTGAGAATCTTTTCTGTGACGGTGAAATTTCCAGATCTGCTGGACTGAGAAAAGCAAGTGCCTTGAGAGCCGAATGGAAAGAAGTGGAAAGAAAATTAGGTAGGAAAGTTTCAGAAGGAGAAGTTGAAAACCGCTGGTTAGAAAAACATAGGAGATAGAAAAATGGATTGGATGGATAAAAAACCAGAAGCTTGTAAACATAAAAGAAAAATAGACTTTACTACATGGTCTTTCGGTGACGAAAAACATATAGAACATTTCTTTTGTCCAAATTGTAAAGCCCATTGGTTCAAAGGCAAATACTATAATAAGGAACAATGGGAAGAATATATAAATGGGCCAGAGGACGAAGAAGAGAAAAAAGTTTTGGTAGTAGATAATATGGAGAATACAAATAAACTCCTATTAGATTCAATAAAAAAATTAAAAGATTTAAATCTTCCTGGCGCTATGGTAGTAGGAAGAACTCCAGAAGATATAGAAATAAATTTTCCTTATGAATGTGCTGTATGTGGATTAAGATCAAACAAATTAGAGAAAATTTCAAATAACGGTAGATGCTTTAATTGTGATTCCCCATTAACTGATATCGAAAACGAAGACGAAGAGGAGATTTAATCCATGAAAGCAAAATTTCAGAAAACAGATGAAGGTGTCAAGTTACTAGCTATCTACGTTGCTCAATTGACCAGAGAAGGAATGGCTTATCAGTTGGATGATTTAACTAACCATTATACCGTTATCATTACAGGGTTCTAATGAATAATAAAGGCTTTACTCTTATAGAGCTTATAGCAGTTATGATCATACTAGGTATAGTAACTACCTTTGGTGTAGTTAAATTTATACGTATTGATCATACCGCTGAAATACGTGGTCTTGAGATAGGGCTAATGGAGATCAATACCAGAGAAAAGCTTGTTTGGACTAATCTAAAAATTTCTTCCACTTCTTTTAATAACAATGAAGAATTTGATGCCGCTATAATTGAAGAAGTAGATTTGAATATGACTGATTATGTTTGGAATGGTACTACTCTATCTTTAGGTGGATCTTCTTTTTCACTAGAAAGAATTCCAGCTACCAGAAAACATCCAGGAATATGGAAAAAAATATGAAACCTATGTTTGAAGACATCTTAACAATTGATAAGAGCATGGGAGAATCCAGATTCCCACAAGTTTATGGTGTGATTCTCTTTATCGAAACAATTATCCTCTGTCTACAAAAGGAAACTATAATTTCCTTTTGGAAACTATACTTTACTTAGAGGAAAAATCATGCAACATTATATTCCTATTGATACTCAAAATCCAGATGAAGCTATGTTACTTTCTCACAACTTCACGGTAGAAAGTCAAGACATAAAAACAGAAAGAGATATTTGGATTCCCGATAAGAAAGCAATCGTAAGAAGGGATACTAACCAATATTTAGGTACGGTAGGTAAAGGATGGGAACCAGTCCAACCAGAAGTACTTTACAGTATGGCACAGGAACTTATCGAAGCTACCGATGGTTCAATTAACGGTCTTTTGAATATGTTTGACGGAGCAGTTATAGGAATATCATTTAAACTTGCGGAACGTGAGTTTGTAGACGATGATAAAATTGATTTGAACTTCCTTATGCTTACTGCTTTTAATGGTCAATATGGGCTTTCTGGAAGTGCTATAGCCTATCGACATGCCAATGATAGCATGGCAAATACCAGCAACAAAGTCTTCAATTTAAAGCATACGAAATTTGTAGGCAATCGAATTGAAGTAGTCAAGGATATGCTCAAGTACTATAATCAAGAAATCAGATCCTTTGACATGCTTATGAATAAGCTTGTTACTAAACCTATGAGCGAAGATCTAGCAGTTGATTGGTTCAAAACATTATTCCCTAAAGCTACTACTATTAGATCTACACGGATGCTTAATAACGCTATAGACAAATTCAAAACATTACTACGTATCGAAAACGCAAGAGGGGTTTCGGGGGTCGCTGGAACGTCTTACGGAGCTTGGTGTGCGTTGGCTCAATACATCAATCACCATAGAACTATCAGAGTTCATAATGATAGAAATCCAGAAGAAGTAAGATTCCAGACAATCAACTTTGGAACTGGTAATGTTATGATGCAAAAAGGAATTACAAAATTAACCAATGATTATTTTGATAAAGAAGAATTCATGATTGACTAACAAGGAGAAAAAAATGGTAAGCACATACGAAGAAAGTTTCCAAGAAAAATATCGTAAAGCCGCTGATCCTATGACTAAAAAAGTTGATGACGCTGTACATGCAAGCGGTCAAGAAGAATCCGTAGTTTTCTATAGCGCATATGAATCTACGGAAGAAGGAATTCCTATTGATAATTTGGATGCCATTCCGATAGAAGGAAAAATTCTGCTAGTCGATGCAGGAAGTGATTTCTATGGTAATGGTGAAGCCTACAAGGGTAAGACCTTAGACAATCCTACATGGTTAGAGCTTTGCGTAGCGGCTAATGAAATGATCCTTACTACCAAAGACTTACACCATATCTATCTTGAAGCAGTTATTCCTACTGGTAAAGTTTTGACTCTTCAAGATATGACAGAAATTAAAATTTGCCATTTTAGCATGGGATCATAGGAAAATATTTGTTATAGGAGAATAAATCATGCCTATATGGGTAGAACGCTGGCGTGTAAGAAGCCATACTAACTCTGATAAAGAATATGTAGTTTCACTAGCCGATGACGGAGAGACATGGGGCTGTTCATGTCCTGCATGGAAGTTTCAACGTCATCGAATTAGAGATGGTATCTGTAAACACATTCGGCAGATCCAGCATATTATTGAAGAAATGAGATTTGCAGAAGAAGAAGAACAAGAAGAAATTCTGATTGCCGAAGAATGGGAAGAAGAAAAACGATTTATATATCCAGATAATGTTACTCATGATGATTTTTTTACAGAAGAGGAATTTGTATTATGATATTCCTACTTAATAACGGAACTGAAATTTCCATCAATTATAAAAATAATATGAGATTCATACATTGGCTATGCTCTAAGGTTTACATCAATGAACCAAAATATTTTTATTTAGGCTTGACATTATGTGGTTTATCTGTTACAATGCAAAAAAAGGTGAAAAAATTATGAAGAAAATAGGAATCATAGGAACCAGACGGAGAAATATCCGAACTGACTTTATAAAGGTCAAAGATGCTTTCTTTGAAGTTTATGAAGACGGAGATTGGATTGTCTCTGGTGGATGTCCAGAAGGTGGAGATGCCTTCGCTGAAAAAATAGCTAGAGACTTTGGTATTCCTATTCTTACACTTCATGCCAGATGGAACCATAAATGGATTGATGAAGAAAAGAAGTTTATCCGTAAATACAATCAAGCCGCTGGTTTCATAAGGAATGGGCCTATAGCCGAACATTCAGATGTTATCATTGCTTGTGTCGCTGATGATAGAACTGGTGGAACAGAAGATACATTAAAGAAATTTGAAAAAGACAAGATAAGAGAAAAAAGATTTAAAATGGATGGGGAGATAATATTAGTATGAAAATTACAGTCAAAATGTCAGAGGATCTTGTAGTCATTTGCTCCAAATGTCATTGGTCTGGAGCTATTCAAGATGCTCATTGGATGAATGATTTTGTTGAGTATGGATATTGCCCAACATGCGGAGGTAAAGAATTCGATGATATAGATTCATGGGAATCATGTAAAAAATATTTGGAACCAGAAGACAAATGGACATTTGAAAGAATCTATGATGGATGGAAAGCCAGAGCCTTTGTATATTTACTACTTATCTGTGGTTTGCTTTTCGGAGTTTTACCTTGGATTTGGGGTTGCTGTTCAATCCTTAAATGGATATTCTAAAATGAATATTTTAAATTGAATGAGCTATTAGAAAGGGAAAGAAAATGAATCATACTATTAAAAGAAAATTAAGAATCATGGATGAAATTCAAGACTCAATTGATACTCACATCTGGAAAATTTTTAATAGGTATGTTCTTCTAAAGAAAATTCGCTTCAATAGTCCTCATGATTGGAAAGTTGAAGGTGGTTCTATTTATTTTCATGGGTCAGATGGATGTATGGGATGTTATGATAATATGTCATGTTCTATACCTGAAAAATTTTTCATAAACGAAGAAGAAGAATTTAAAATTCTTGAAGATGAAATTAAAGAGATAGAAGCAAAGGAAGAGAGTAGAAAAAAACAAGAAGCTAAAAGAAAAGAACTTGCGCTATTAAAAAAATTGAAGACCAAATATGAATCCAAAAAATGAATATGGTAGTCTATATCAAATCGGATATTGGGCTAACACAAAACGGTGGACTCAAACTCATATTAGAGATTGTGAAACTGGTAATCCTGTTTGTGGTAGTCAAATTTCAAAAGGGGTCGATGATGGTGTAGTCAAAGACAATTCCGAAACTGCACCAAAAAGGTTCCAATGGTGTTCTTGGGGATATTCTCAATATGACTACATAGAATGTGAGCATTGTAAGAACTGGTTGAAGAGAAAACTGCTTACAGAAGCAGAATCAATAAAAACACGTTAAAAATAAGGTATAGCTATACATTATTTTTAGCAAGGAGAAAAACAAAAATGCTTTTTTCAAGCGATAAAATGTGGTTTACGGCTGATCAACATTTCTTTCACAAGAATATGTATAAAACAACCTTTTTTGCTTCTGGTTTCAAGCGTCCTTGGAGAACAGAAGCCGAAGGAAGAAAAAATATCATCGAAAGACATAACTCCGTAGTTCAACCTAGTGATTGGGTTGTACATGGAGGAGATTTTGCCTTTACTTCTAACCTGATGGTAGACCGACTTAGACCTATCCTAGAAAAACTCAATGGAAAACATATTCTTGTCTTAGGAAACCATGACGAAATAAAACCATTTAAATATATTGATGTTGGGTTTACAAATGTAACTACTTCTGTTATAATGGAATTAGATAATAGATGGAAGATTGTAGTCAACCATGATCCTAGTGTAAGATGCGTGGTAGATAGTGATACGATTTTCCTATGTGGACATATCCATGACTTGTTTAAATCAATTCCAGAGAAGCTCACAGTCAATATTGGTGTAGATGTTTGGGATTACTACCCGATAAATCTGGATAACATAATGGATGAGCTAAGAGAAGAACTTCAACAAAGATTACTAAACAATACTCCACAACCGTAGGAAGTACTGAAAAAAAGGGGTAATTATGTACTGAAAAAAAGGGGTAATTATGACTAATAGAGATTGGAATATGGAATTTTCGGATAAAAGGAGGGTTTATGGATTTAATTAAAGGTGTGTATGATATTTCGGAAGAGTTTTTGAATTTACCAAGTTCATATCCGCAACATGTAGTTAGGGATAATGATAAAATTACTGATCTTGTAAATCAAATGTCACAAGATGGTGTAGTCAATTTCTATACGGAAGAAGATCAAGAAGTAAAAAAAAAGAAGAATGTATTATATATAATTCTTAGGGAATTAATAGCAAGTTCGATTAACTATTGCTACTGGTACGGTAACGCAAACATTAGACCTAATGGAGCCAATTCAGGAATGATGTATGATTTGGTAGAAGAAGCAATGAAGGGATTTGATACAAATCCATCTACCGCTGTTTATGAAACTTTGTTAATGTTTTCTAGGTGCATAGATCATTTGATATCACTTCTTTCAGTTTCAAGATTTCCTCTGTTGGAAGAAAGAAAAAGACATCTTCTTGAATTAACTGAAAACGGAAAAGGGATAAAATTTGCAACGTATGTTTCTCGCAATTTCGATAAAGCAAGTGGACAGACAATATTAGAAAAACTAGTCAAAACTTTTACAGGCTTTGCTTCTGATACTTTCCTGAAACGTGCTTCTCTTTTCTTCATCCAGCTATACAGGCAATTGGGTTGGTTCTATGATCTTGTCAAAGTCTTACATGTACCAGCGGATTACCAAGTACCAAACGTATTAAATCATTTCGGAGCTTTCTACTATAGCAATGCTTTGAGTTTTAAAATGCAAGAAGGAAAACTAATTGAGCCAAGTTCGCTTATGGAATGTCAGCTAAGAGCCGCTACAGTACTGGTGTGTAAACAAATATGCGGAGCTACAGGATGGAACATTGCTGATGTCGATACATATCTCTGGACGAAGCGAAAATTACCAAGAACAAAATTTCACTTGACAAAGACTACTGATTACTGATAAGGTAGTTCATGGGAGAATATAATGAATAAGGATGAATGGAATAAGGAAGCAGAAAATGCTTGGCTCCATAGAGAAAGAGAATTAAAAAATCCAGTAGCAGTATCAAAAATTCAGACAATGGATTTGAAAAAGGGAGATGTCCTTCTAATATCTGTAAACGATGATAGAGGAGAATTACCTAGAAAGGTATTTGATAAATTAATCATGCACACCTTGACATTTTTTGAAAGTGAAATCAAAAAGGTATACGGAGATAAAGTTCAAATTATCTTCATACCTAACTCAATGGACGTTTCGGTATTAAGATTGGAAGAATGGTTCGTATGAAAATTTTTACAGAAGAAACATATAGAAGTAAACCACTTGTTAATATGACCGATGATATGGTTAGAATAACTATTCATTTGCCAATTAATCAATGGAGAATTTATAAACAAAGATTTATAGAACTACTTCATAAAATTAGGATGAACAAGTAGTAAAAAATATAAAAGGAGAAATAATTATGTCCAAAGTAAATGAAAAAAAAGTAAAGAGACTGAAAAATCAATCAGAGCTAAACGTCTACTTTGACCAAGCATTAAAAGATCCTCATACCAGAATTGAGTATATCCGCAAAGGTAGAGGATTCCAGCCACGACAGAAGGTAGGAGTCATGATCGCTTGTATTGATCCGATGGATGAAGGTAAAGTCATTATCGGATTTTCTTTATGTCATCAGACATGGGATGCCTTTGACCATACCGATTTCGGTCTGTATCAGGAAAAGGATTTCGGTAAGATGATTGCTCATCGAAGAGCCATGAAGAACAGAGACAAGGTGGAGTACTATGTTTATTCTACCAAGCTGGAAGAGAACTTTAAGGAGACTGTTTACATTCCTTATACCGTTCATGAGTCTCTTGTCAAATTCATCTATGATTCTTATAAGTACTATAAGGATAAAGAATTTCCGCTGTGGGTAGAAGGATATTACCCAAGAGAAACCGACAAAGTTGAAGTAGAACCTGAAACCGTATAAGAAAGGAAATCTCTATGCATTACGGAAAGAGTAAACCAGTTAATTATGGTTTGGAAAATCTACAGGAACAAAGAGCTAAAACAGATGATCCAGTAGAATTAGCAGATATTCAAAAACAGATAGACTTTCTCTTCTTTGGTTCTAACAAAAAGAAGAAGACAAGAAAAGAGCGAAAAAGAGAAAGACGAAAAGAGCGCCAGAAGATAAGGGAGGAAGAATATTGATTACTTATTTAAGTGAAGCTATGGCTTTGTCTGTTAAAGTTGCGATAGGAACTTTTTTATGGTTTGGTATAATCATAGGTGGGATTATTTTGATTGCCGCTATAGTGGGGCTTGTTATGAAAAAAAATAAAGAAGACAAAGCAAAAATTCCTCCAGCCCCCGAAGCCCCACGTAGAGCCGCACCAACCGTGACTTTAGCAGATTACAAAAAAGAAAAAGAAGATGGAGGTACAGAATA